CGCCGGAGAGCCGGTGGTGTCCTGGTAGGTGCACTGGCCAGGGCTCGTGGCGCTGGTGGCGTTCGGGACGGTGATCGGTCCCGAGGTGATGCCACCGGCGCCGGGGCCGGTGGTGAAGTAGCCGATGGTCGTCGCGTTGAACGCCTGCGGGGTGGCGGCGCCGTTGAACACGCTGACCTTGTAGCCGCCGGAGGCGAGCGTCACGCCGCTGTAGGAGACGCTGACCCAGCCGCTGCCCGCCGCGCCCGACCACGACGGCGATGACTGGTGCGTGCCCGCGACCATCGTCTGCGACGCCACATCCCAGATCGCGACGTCCGTGGGGAGCTGCCCCGCGCCCGGCGGGGTGTAGAACCAGACCTTGTCCAGCGTGCACGCCGTGGAGAGCGTGTACTCGGTGCCGAGGATGTAGTTGTGCGCCAGGTCGAGCATCCAGCCGAGCGCGTCGCCCATGTTCGGCCACACCCGCCACGACCCCGCGTACCCGCCCGGCGCGGTGTCGTCGGCCAGCAGGTCGATCCAGAAGTTCGACGCGTCGCTGCCGCCGAACGGCATTCCCGCCGTGGGGTCGGAGTGGGTGGTGCCGAACAGGCCCTGCGGGTAGGAGTACGGCGCCCCGTTCGTGCCACCCGAGGTGTCGTCGCCGAACGCGGTCAGCGGCCCGTTGACGATCCCGGCGCTGTAGGGGTCGCCGGAGCCGAACTGGTTGCCGGTGTCGGGGAAGCCCGCGCCCGGCGTCCACGCCGTCACCGGCGCGTAGGTGCCTCCGATCGCGAGCTGCACCGGCGACGGCAGCGCGATCTCATTCCAGTCGCCCGCGGTCAGCGTCCCCGACATGACCGTCGAGCCGGGCACGACCGCCCCGGCGCCGCCGCTGCCGGTGACGTTCCACAGCGTGAACTTCTGCGGCGCGGTATCGCCACCGGCCGGCACCCACCAGAAAAAGCTGTCCGCCCACATGCCGCCCTGGGTGACCTTGACCAGCGTCCCCGCCTCGAACGGCGTCGTCGTGTACGGCGTCAGCGCCGGGCCGCTGGGGCCGGGGCGCCCGGCGGCGCCGTCCATGAGGCGGTAGGTGGTCACGGGCGGCCTCCGCTACGAGGCCGTGGGGATCGTGACCGTGATCTCCGTCAGGGTCAGCGAGTCGCCCGTGTCCATGGTCACCGGCGACGACAGCGCCATCGAGCAGCCGAACGTGCCGCTGGTGCTGGCCGACCAGAACGAGATGTCGGTGTCGACCTCGCCGTTCGTGCCCGCCCAGCTCGCCCACTCCGGCTGGCTCGACGCGGCGACGCTGCCGGCTGACGGGCTGCCCCAGGCGACGGACTGGCGGGTGGCCGTGCTGGAGACGTTCGCGGTGCCGTTCGCCCCCGGCGCGCCGGTGTGCAGCTGCACGTCGTTCGCGTTACTGCCCACGCCCGCGGCCAGCATCAGGTCCGCGTTCGCGGCGGAGAACCCGTCACCCATGCGCGGTCACCTCCCGCGGCTCCCCGAGCACCCGCCCGCACGGCTGCCCGCACTTGCGGCACACGAACGAGCCCGGCTCCTCACCGGGGTAGAGCCCCGCGCCGCAGCAGCCGCTGGCGGCCTTGCGGTGCTCCAGGGTCGCGGCGATCTCCGGGCACACCTCCAGGGCGTCACCCACCGCCGTCCCCCTCGAGCTGCTCCTTCAGCGACTTGCGCTTGCGCGGCGGCGGGGCAGTCTCCGGCTCCGGCGCCGGTGGCTCCGGCGCGGGCGCAGCGCCCACCGCGGCATCGTCCGCCGGCGGGGGCTGCCAGCCGGGCGGCTCACGGCCGGGCTCGTACGACACCGTCCCGTCCGGTGCGATCTTCGGCACGCCGGGTTCCTCCTTCCCGCACATGGGGCACGCGGGCACGCCGGCCGCGATGGCCAGGCAGCCGCACGCCCCGCAGTCCCACACCGCTCAGGCGCTCGCCGCGGCCAGGTTCGCCGGATCCCGTTGCGTCGAGAGGTCGTGCAGCAGGTAGAAGACCGTCCCGAGCTGCGCCACGCTCCCCGCGTCGGAGCTGTCCACCTCGAGGTAGTCGAACCCGGCACTGAGGTCCTCGGACAGGACGTCGAAGACGTAGATGCCCTGGTTGCCTTCCTCGCCCGTCAGGGTCACCACTCCGGACGAGAACGACGCCGTCACCTTCGCCCACGCCTCGGTGCCCGCCAGCGCGGCCGCCGACTTCTTGTAGAAGTAGGCGGGCGGGCTCGCCATGGCCTGCGAGGTGCCGCTGGTGTCGGCGTTCGCCTCCTTGAAGGTGAACGCCGGGTCGGTACCGGTGCTCGCCGCACCCTTGACGACCACCACCTGCACGCCCGAGCAGTTCTTCAGCGACACCCGCTTGCCGGTGTTCGCCCCGCCGGACAGGTCCACCGGCGCGACCGCGATGGACAGGTCGTCCAGCCGGCCGAGCGCCTCCATACCAGCCATTGCACTCTCCTATTCGAGGATCACGACGGGGCTCACTGACTCGCCCGCCTCGGTGGTCGTCGCACCGCGGACGTAGTACCGCCCGTCCACGCGCGCCTTGACGCGGTAGTTGCCGATGTCGGTCACGAACCCGGACCCGGCCGCCGACCGCTCGATCACCAGTTCCTGGCGGTCGCCGATCAGGTAGTTCCGCAGGTCCACCAGCGCCAGATCGCCCTGCGCGCCCGCGGCCGGCTGATGGTCGGTCACGAATGCGGGCAGCCCGAGGATCGACGGGCCGATGCCGTGGCCGTCGCCCAGGCTCAGCCACGACGGCAGCGCCGCCGGGGCACCCGCCGTCGCCGCGCTGCCCCCCGGCACCAGGTACATCTGCAGCAGCGTCGTCAGCAGCGACTCCGAGATCAGCCAGCCGACGTCCGTGACGCCCGGCGTCAGCCCGGCCGCGAGCGCCGCCGGGTGCAGCTTGGCGACCATCGCCGCGGCGTCGGCCGCGGCCACCGGGCCCGGGGACGAGCGGGGGACGGTCAGCGCGCACGAGGCGGACAGGATGCCCTGCGGCTGGTTGACCCCGTTCCCGGCGATGAAGTAGTCGTCCTCCGTCCACGCGTAGCCGATCGCGACCACGCGGGAGACGAAGTCGCCGAGCGCCCCGGCCGCGTCGGACTCCAGCTCGGCCGGGATCCCGACCAGCGCCGCGAGCTTGGCCGCCTGCAGCCTCGCCTCGCCGAACCCCGGCACCGACGGCGGGATCGAGTCGCCGTCCGCGGTGAAGCTGAAGGCGAGGCCGCCCAGTGCCTGCTTGCCGGACTGCTGGGACGGGTTGTCGACGACCGGCACGCCGAGCCGCAGCGACCCCATCGGGACCACCATCGCCCGCGGCCGGACGACGGCCGGGGCGATGTACGCCATCACCTGGGCACGGAGCTGCTCCGGGACGAGGAAGCCGCCCTCGGACGGGACGCGCTCGGACCAGGCGTTAGCGATGAACTGCCGCGCCGCGGCGTCCTTGCCGAACACCGCGGCAAGGTAGGCAGCCCACGACCGGGCCCACGGCTGGCCGTCCAGCCGTGCGCCCGGGGCGCCCGCCCGGTAGTGCGGCGACTCGCGAGGGTCCATCAGGAGTGGGTGTCGCCGAGCTTGACGATCATGGACAGGGTGGCCCCGCCGTTCGCCGGGGTCAGCGCCGACCGCTGCCAGCCGCGGCCGTCGAGGCGCTCGATCACCCGGTAGCTGACCTCGTCGCTCGCGAAGGCGTACTCCGCCGAAGAGGCGATCTGCATGGCCTGCCGGTCGCCGATCAGGTACCCGGTCGGGTCGTACAAGGTCAGCGACCCGTCGGTGCCGCTGCCCGGGTAGGGCACCTTCTCCGTCACCCGGCCGGGGATGCCGAACATGCGGAAGACCGTGCCGTCGCCGATCTGCATGCCGGCGGGCAGCTCGATCGCCTGCATCCCGCCGAGCATCGCGGGCGGCGCGATCGTTGTGCCACCCACGGACAGGGCCATGCCCAGGATCTGCTTGAGCGCGTCCGGGCTGCACACCCACCGGGCCCGCTTCAGTGACGGCGGCCACAGCCGGCACACCATCGCGATCGCGTCCGCCAGCGTGATGGTCGCGGTCGTCGCCGGGTTCACCGTCACCGCGCCGGGGCAGTTCAGCAGCCCCTCCGGCTGGTTGACCCCGTCCCCGGCCAGGAACGCGAGATCCTCGAAGAACGCCACGGCCATGGGGAAGAACGTGTGGAACCACACGTCCATCGGCGTCGCCGAGTCCTGCAGCAGCTCGTTCGGGATCTGAGTGAACGCCGTAAGCTTGTTGGCCTCCAGCACGATCCGGCTGAACTTCGGCGCGGTCGCGCTCAGCGCGGCGGCCTCCGCCGTCCAGAATGCGGCCACGCCGCCGTAGACGGTGGAGGTGTGGCTCTTGTCGTCGATGCTGGGCAGCGGGACGCGCAGCGAGTCCATCGGGATGATGGTCGCCTCCGGGCGCATCACCGACTCCTCCAGCGCCAGGGCGAGGATCTCCGACCGGAGGTTCTCCGGGACGAGGAAGCCGCCCTCGGACGGGACGCGCTCGGCCATGTTGGCGTTCTTGACCTCCAGGGCCTTCGCCAGGCGCCCCTTGAACGACTGGAGCTCGTCCAGCAGCGCGGCGTCGCCGTTCTGCTTGGCGACGGCCTCACCCTTCAGCGTCGCCCACACGAAGTCCCGCAGCGAGTCCGCGTACTCCGCGGTGTCGATGCCCTCGGCCGCGCCGGCGGCCTTCGGGCTGAACAGTCCCTGCCGGTCGAACAGGTCCGCCGCATCCCTGAACCGCGACCGGGCGGCCGCGCGGGCCCGCCGCGGGCCCCGGCCCACCGGCGCCTCCAGGCCCGCGCCCGGCTTGAACCCCTCCGGGGGCCGGGCACCGTTGCGCTCGGCCTGGTCCCGCATGAAGTTCTGCAGGTCGAGCTGCATCTTCTCCCTGAACTCGCGGACCGACTCGGTGTTCTTCCCGGTCCACGCGGCCATGTAGGCGCGGGTGAACTCGCCGAAGTGCCCCTCGGCGAAGACGTTCGTCATGCGCCCGTCGTCGTTCAGCAGCTCCTCCAGCTCCTCGGAGCTGGTGGGGATCGCCGTCTGTCCTGTCACGATCGCGCTCCCTTCAGAGCCGCTCGGAACTGCTCCAGGTGCGCCCCGGAGATGTCGGGGTGCGCGTGGTCGCCCGCGCCGCCGTCCGTGCCGGCGTCGTCGAGGTGGGCCTGCAGGTGCGCTTTCACCCCGGCCCGGTCGCCGTCCGGGATCGACGCGCCGGAAAGGCGGGCCAGCCCGTTGCGGCAGGCGGCCAGGTTCGCCGGGCCGCCCTTGGTCTTGTGGTGGGGGAACTTGTAGTTGCTCTTCCGGTCGTCCGCGTCGTCGTCGCCTTCTTCGTGGGGCGTGGCGGCCGCCTCGGAGTCCTCCCAGGCGTGGCAGTACTTCAGGACCTCGTCGTCGCTGGGCATCGCCGCGACCGCCGCCGGGCCGTCCCACGCCTCGTCGACCGTGGCGGTGTGGTGTACCGGGAGCGCCTTGTCCGCCAGCGGCATCGACTCCAGCCCCAGCAGCCGCCCGGGGGCACGGTCCTGCGCCGCGGCGGCGTCCTTGCAGCACTGGTGATCCAGGTCCTCGCAGGACTTCTCCGTCTGCGCCCGCGGCTTGCCCGGCGCCCCGGCCGCCGGGAGGGTCCGCAGCCGGGCCGCGATCCGCCCCGGCACCGTGCCCAGCGCCGCCAGGTCCATCCCGGCGGGAAGCGACGCCTCGCCGTCGCCCGTCCGGTCGGCCAGGCCCGCGGCCACCGCCTCGTCGGCGGTGTACCACGTCTCCGCCTTCATCTGGTCCCGCCAGTACGCCCGATCCCGGCCGCTGCGCGAGGCGTAGATGGAGGCGATGTTGTCGCTGACCTTGTCCAGCGTCTCCTTCATCTGCGCCATCTCGGCGGCGTCGCCGATACACATGCCGGCCGCGTCGTGGATCATCAGCATCGACCCCGGCTGCACGATCCGCTCCTGACCGGCCTGCGCGATCACCGAGGCGATGGACGCGGCCAGGCCGTCGACCACCGTCGTCGCACGGCCGGAGTGAGCGCGGATCGCGCTGCTGATCGCGATGCCGTCGAACACGTCGCCGCCGGCGGAGTTGATGTGGATCTCCAGCGGGCCGGTGATGGGCGCGAGCTGGGCGGCGAAGTCCTTGGCGGACACGCCGTCGCTGAACCAGCCGCCCTCGCCGATGTCGTCGTACACGTCCACGCGGGTCGTGCCGCCGTCGTTGCGGATCCGGCACTTCAGCGGGTACACGTTCGTCATCGCCTCGCCGCTCCTGCCCGGTTGAAGGCCGCCAGTTCCCGCCACGCCGGGGAGTCCCACCCGGCGCGCTCGCG